CGTCGAGGATGTATTCATCATCAAGTCCGCCGTTGTCGCCGTCAGCGTTGATGACCGCATCTTCGAGGTTCGCGATACGCACTATCGCCCTGTCATCTTTCGGAACGAAGCCGAGATCCCAGATGAAGTGAGTGGTCAGAACGTCGTAACGCTTTCCATCACTGTCATACTTAGGCTCCTCACCTTTGTCCTCTGTTTCGATCCCCGCCTTGGTATTCTTCGGGTAGATACCGTAGAGTGCATCGTCACCTACCTCGATCACAAGGATCGACATAAGGTCGGACCCGGTTCCACCGCCGGCGATTACATAACCCGTTTCCAGGTATTTGTACAGATCGCGGTTGAACATACCGAGCAGAGAGTCGGGATCATCCCCGAGATTTCCATACAGGATTTTTGAACTTACTTCTTGAGTAAGACCTGCCATAAAGAGTTTATCCTCCTGAAGACGGATACCGGCGGCAGCAGACTTGTCTACTCCACGGAAGTTTCTCACGTCAACCTGAGAATAACTTTCGATGGTTCCCATGTATTCCTTGGCAGGGCGGGTTCCGCCATGCTCTACGTCGACACCCTTGTCCCTACGGGTCCAGGTACCGGAAGGCATACTGACAACCTTGCTATAGTCGTGATGGGTTTCTGCACTTGCTACCTTAAAAGGCAATACCTCAAGCAGCTGATTGTGCTCCATCAAAGTGAAGGCCAGCTCTCCGAGTCCTCCATCGCGATCCAGACGGTTGGCGATTTCGTTCAACGGAAGAGATTTGTTGGCCAAAGAAATAGTAGCCATAAGCTCTCCTTGATTTTAATCTTTCACCTTCCGTGAAAACAACGAAAACCTTCCGAAGGGTCAGCCTTACTTTGTTTTATCAGGTTAGCCTTTATATAACTAATACATCACACGGATGTATTTGTCAATGTTTTTTCCCGAACATAGACGGATATAGCCTCTGGAGCTTGGCTGTTTCCTCATCAACCATGCCTCCCTGGGCCTCGGAAAGGGGAAAGCCGTCTTCGGCAAACATACTCCCGACCTTCTGGAGGAAGGACAGGAGTGCGGTATTGTTTCCCACTGCAGTTGTGGTGATAAGCTTGTATGTTTCAGGTGGTGCGAACTCAAGGGCCCTGTTCATATCCGCCTTCGCCTTAACGTGATCCTTCCCATAGGTTTCCCTTATCCACAGGTCGGCATCTTTTTTCGTCCCGGCATACAGGTTGAACAGCTCGCTCTTCGCCGACTCTTCACGCTTTGCGATAAACTCACTCAGCCCCTTCGCCGATGCTTTGTCTATCCCAAGATTGAGGAATTCTTTTCCAAGCTCCTCGTCAATCCCGTACTCACCGGCATCAGAGGGTACTTGCGGGTTTTTCGATACCTTCTCTTTGAGAACATCATAGGCGGCCACAAGGTCACTTATCGTTTCAAACTCGGCAAGATCTTTCCTGGTCTTTATCTCTCCCTTGCCCTGAGCCTGCCACGCAGCCGGTTTGATATCTCCGCTTCCGTCTCCGCCGTCATTTCCATCTTCACCGCTATCTCCGTCTGAGGCTCCTGATTTGTCTCCCGTATCCCCGGACGCTCCGTCTCCCTCGTCTCCTCCTTCTTTCCCGGACGCTCCATCGCCGTCCCCGTCTCCTCCGTCCCCAGACGCTCCTTCGTCCCCAGACGCTCCTCCGTCTCCGGGCACTCCACCATCTCCAGCAGCTCCTCCACCGCCTGTATCAGATCCATCAGCGCCGTCTCCCGATCCACTTGCTCCTCCTCCCAGTACGCCACCGTCGTCGGGGGCCATAAGAGTAAATAATCTGTTCAATAAATCAAACATCCTCACCTCCGTATTGGTCCTTGGCTATGTATGCCGAGGGTATTTTCGATTCACTCAGAAGCCTTTTTGTTACACTCAGGGCGTTATCCAATTCAAAAATGCCCATGTCGTATAGATATTTCACCGCCTCGTTGTGTGCCACCCGGTCTTCCTCGTCTTCTATCAAAGCAAAGAACCGCAACCTAACCAGCAGCTCGGTAAATACCTTCGGCGACCTGGTGTAAGTTGCGATAAGATCCTTCGATCTTTCCAGCAATGCTTCTTTTTCATAACTCATCTCCTGATCGAGAAAATAATCGCTTGTCACCCCTGGCCTCCTATCATGCCGACAATATCTTCCATCTTCGCATCAGATGAAGCTTTCCCTATCTCAGCTCCCTGCTCCACAGCTTGCTGTTGCTGTGCCTGTTGAGCCGCCTGAGCACGGATCTTCTCCACTTCCTTCGGCGTTCGAAGAATCGAAGTGTCTACGTTGTTCACTTCAAAGCGCCGACGAATGAAATTATCCGTGTTGATAACTACCATCGATTCAGGCTGGGCCTGGACAAGCGGGAATACCTCGTTCAGCGCCTGAAGCATACCTTGCCCCTCCACCGCTCTCCTCTGAGCTTGAGCAAGGAAGCCGTTGAACTGAAACTCGCTCTCCACACCACGGGCCCACAGACCGGGTTTAGGGAGAATGTTCTCTCCAATCCCGGACTCAAAGCTTCTGTTGAGAATTCCGGTAAATGAACTGAAATAATTCTGGATTATGAAGGCTATCAGGCTTAACCGCTCTCCCTGCTTCTCCGATACCTCGTAAGCGGTCTGTCTGTTGGTCGAACGACTGAGCATCGTCCAGAAATCTACCATGAAATGGTACTCAATGATCTGATCCCGCCTCTGAAGAAGGTCCATCGAGGTCATGTACTCGCCACCGACGGTCATAAACTCCGGTTTTCTCTCCGGATTGCTATAATACATCACCTTTTTCGGCTGATACTTCAGTCCATAGGCCTTGGCTTCGTTTCCAGCGATCATCGGTGGTGCGGCACGGAGCTGTGTACCCTCCAGAATGCTCATGGACAGCTGATTCGTGTAGGTCAGATCCTGATAAGCGTCATCCCCCGGGCCTCTTCCATACTTCTCACCGCTGTTTTTCCGGTAAAACCAGAGATTGACCGGATTCGAGTTATATCCGCCGGTATGAAGGATTTTATTGCCCTTCGCTTCGGTTATATACACCGTGTATTCCTGCCTCGCCTTCTCATCAAACATCCTTTGATGCTGCTCACGCTCGATTATGAAGTACAAATACCAGGTTTTTTTCGTGGGGTGGTCGGAGGCCAGCTTTTTCAGCTCTTCCCCGGGATTGTCCAGCGTAGATACGGCGGTCAGAGCAGTCATGGGGTATCGGTAGACGAATAAATCAAGGTCGCCATAATCATCTTCACTGAAAAACCAGTGAAAAGGATTAAGAGCCTTGTAGAAAAGCTTCTTCCCCCGTGCCCTGGTCAGCATCGCCGCGTTGCCCAGGGTCACACCGTCGTTGATGTACTGATAACTGGCCGAATAAAAATCCCCCGTCCGCCATAGCCGATATAACCTCTTCATCACTTCATGGTTGTATTCTTCTGCAGCTCGTTTCTTGCTGTCGGTTGTTAACTCGGCCCAGTTGCTCGCCGGGCTGATGGTCTGGCCGAATATCCCGTCGGTCATTTTCCGTGCCGAATCAACCGCTTTCCCGTCGTACACATCCTCTGATAAATGCATCTCGTCGGGATCGTCGGTGATACTCGTGTTGACGCTACGGGTCGGGCTTACGAATTTCGCCACGTCCCTCATCAACTCGGTACGACTCCTCTTCTCATTCTCCAGAACCTCGTACATCGTCAGTAGTTTTTCTACCTTTTTTTCTTCCGTCATAGGCCCATTAACACCTTTCCATAGGTCTCGTAATCCCTCTTGATGTCCCCGGTCGGTTTCTTCCCGTGACTTTCAAGATATTCGGTTATCAACGCCTTGTCTTCTTCACTGATCTTGCCGGTATACACCGCATCGCCAAGACGCTCATAATCATCAAACATTTTCGCTTTCTTCTGCTCGGCTACCGGCTTCTCTTTCCGCGCCTCCGCTACAGGTTCAGGTTTACTCATGACACTCGTTTCATCATCACCAAAAAAAGGCCGATCATCACTGACCACCTCTTCTTCTACCGGCTCACTGAGTACCGTTCCACCCGATCTTTTCTCGTCTTCCACCATCTGTCGTATCCTCGATATGTCGTCTTCCAGGGGTTCGCGACCGGCAATCGCGTCAATCGCCGATTCCACCTTCGGGGTCAGCCAGCCTACATACGCCTCAATCCCCTTCTTTAGAACATCAACCCCTTTTCCAAGAAGCCCACCGACGTCAATAGTGTTTTTATTAAAACCACCTTTTACCTTTTCAGCTCTCTTCTCGTCCATAGACCCCCCTTTGTAGGTCATGCAAGGCATCGTCATTCAGCCATTGCCTATTCTCACCTACTTTCATCACGCTCCGCCAGTGTTGATTATTACCCCCATTATACTTTTCATGCAAGTAAAAAACCGCCGAGGGGATAAGATACTTGTTCAGGGTCTTCCATAACTGACCATCCAAATTCTTCGCCCATTTCGCGTTCATGCGTGAAGCGCCCTGTAATATGCTTCATTTTTCCCGTCCCTGCAATCGGCACAGTAGCCCTTGTTGTCCTCAAACTCCCGCCAGACTACCAGCTTCCCGCACCCGGCACACTCGTACCACAACTGTCCGCTCTTTACTCCCATTACCGTATACTCATCAACTCTCGTGAAATCCACAGGATTATATTTCATCTCCACCCCCCTTTCATCTTTAACGGCTCCCACGCCTCGTCTTCTTCAATAACCCGCTCAACCGTCCCCATCCCCTGTAATTTATTCGGATACAAAAGCGGAACATCATAGATCCGCGACATCATGTCAAGAAAATCATCATGACTGGGGAACGGCCATTCCAGATATTCCTTGTGAATAAAATCATATATCAAATCATACCGCTCGCCGTCCGGTGCAACCTTGGGCAGTGTTTGCGGTATGTACCATACGCCATCTTCAAAATCAGGCTGTAATCTATTAACCCTGTCAAACTTCGCGTCGGGCCCGCTTACCGGTTGTAAATCAAACCGATACGTCCTTCTGTCCATCTCCTCTTCAATGTGCTCAATGTCACTCTGCATACCATACTTTTCATAATACACCACGAGCGGTGAATACGTGTACACAAACTGAAACAACTTCTCCGTCCGCTGTTTCAAGTTCAACCGCTCACGGAGACCATCAATCAAATATTTCTTCCGGTCCGCTCCAATTCCTATAACTCCCATAGCCGTGTAGTCAGCCTGAACCTTCTTGCTCCCGGCGGGATCAACAAATATATATATCGTCATCCCATTCACTTTTACCGCGGGACAATATCTGAACCATACCTCTTCAAAGCCCATGCACCCCGCTTTCTCAGGCCTCAATAACCCCTGCGCGGAAA